ATGACCCAGCAATATCACCAGTTATTGCAGGACTATTTCAAAGATTAAAGCCAATTGTAGAAGAGTTTTATAAGGTAGAGGTCATCCCGACTGGCACAACTATTGTTAAGTGGCTTCCGGGGCAATTTCAAAAACCACATGCTGATAAAGAGCTTCATGAGGGTCCAGATGCCGGGACACCCAATGATTTTCCAAACTATGACCTATCAAGTTTGTTCTATTTAAATGACGATTACGAGGGCGGTGAGCTGTACTTTCCTCTACAGGGCGTACAGTTTAAACCTAAAAAGGGCGCTGCTTATTTCTTCCCAGGAGATAAAAACTATATCCATGGGGTTACCGAGATCAAGAGCGGCCTAAGATTTACATGCCCATTCTTTTGGGAAATAACCAGACATACAGGCGATAAACAACCGTAACGACAGGATATACTACAACTATGAAATCTATCTATGACATACCTCTTACCTCGGCCGATGGAACCCCTGGCTTCCTAGAACAATTTAAGGGTAAGGTAACACTCCTAACAAATACTACAGTTGGCTGCGGCAACGCTAACCAGATGGAAGTTCTTCAATGGCTTCAGGATAAGTACGGTGGAGATGACTTCCAAGTTATTGCTATTCCTACTAATGACTACTGTGGTCCAGGAGTTACTAAGGGTAAGTGGTCTGAAGGCATTACCTGCGGGCTAGACTCACAAGAATACGGCCAAGAGGTTTATGGAACCACCTTTAAGTTCTCAGAAATGGTATCGTCAAATCCAAATGAGAGTGCTACTGAGCTTAGCCCCCACAAGGGAGATAGCTCTGTAAACGGCTTAGGTCAACCAAGAAAAGAAACGCACGAGCTATACCTTGAAATTAAGAATCAAATGCTGGCGTTTGCTGCAAAGCAAAAAGAACTTGGCATCCCAGATAGGGATGGCTATTTGTCACCTTGGTTAAATCAACCTTTTGGCAACGGCGCAATGCAGGGCGGAAACTTTGAAAAGTACCTTATTGATAAAGATGGATATGTAGCCAACTGGTTCCAGTGCACAGTATTAAACTACGATATTGAAAAAACACTAAAAGAAGCCCTAATTGCTGAGGGAAACCCTGCTGGTCTGGGAGAGGGTAGAACTCCAGAGGTGTTTGAAGAAGAATACGCCCTTGTTCAACAAGAAATAGAAAAATTAATTGCTGGAGATAAGTCCCTTATAAATAACTAGACGGAGTAAAAGTACAATGAATTTGGAAAACAAAACACGAATAACAAAAGATATAGTTGTTTATAAAAACTTTATAAGCAAAGAAGACTGCAAAAAGATGATACAAGCCCTAGATGCTCAAGCAGAGAATGGGGCAATTTCTTGGATGCCTATTTCATTTTATGAGTCATACTCTTCAGTTTTGCCACAGGATAACGACCAAGAAGTCATTGATGCTGGCCTATCTCCAACCATCTTTTCAGACATTGAAAAAGCAATGCCAGAAGCAATTGCTTCGGTACACGACCTTGATCCAAAAACAATTTGTAAGATTGGATACCACACACAAAAGTGGGAGCCAGGAGCATACGCAAGAATCCACTCCGACAATACAGATGCTGAGGGAAACTCAGGCGCATTTACAAGAAGTCGCTATGCAGGGTTCCTATATCTTAATGATGATTTCGAGGGCGGACTTCTACAGTTCCCAACACAAACCATTTCTATTAAACCAGAAGTTGGGATGCTTGCTGTATTTGATGGGGGATTTAACAACATGCACGAAGTGACTCTTATTACAGGTGGAGTTAGATACACTATTGGGTCTTTCTGGGATGACCGAGAAGAGTCAGATTACCCACAAGAGGTACGAGATGCTTGGGCAGAAGAAATGAAGGCTACTAGAGCACAGCAAGAGATTGAACGAGCAGAGTGGCAAGAGCTTCTTAAGCAGGGCTGGAAGTTAGATGCAGCCGGAAATAAGTACAAAATAGAGGATGTTGCAAATGATTGAGTCTTTTAAACAACAGCTGATAGACAGCGGGTATGTAGTTACAGATATTACCCCAGAACTATTCTCTGTTGAAAACTTTTTATCAGAAGACCAAATAACTACTTTTTGGGATATTATCCATAGTACCTCTCAAGAAGATTGGGAAGTAGAGTATCACGCAAACCTAAAATACTTCTGCATGGAAAAATTTGGCAGAGATGATGTAGAAAACCTAGTTGCTGAAGGTAAGTTTGAAATTACTCAAAATTGGAAAGATAAAAACTTTAACATATTACATCATGAAATTCATAGGCCTTTATATGATGGCTTAAACTCAATGGTAGTCAAAGCCGACCCAGAATTAATTTTAAGTGGTCTTGCAACGATTCAAAGAATGCAGCCTGGAGTTGAGTTAAAATCTCATACAGACCAGCATACAGACCCATCAATTAAATACGCCACAATTGTATATATTAATGATGATTATGCAGACGGCGAGATATTCTTTCCAAAGCTTGATATCCAGTTAAAACCTAAACCAGGAACTATGTTATTTTTTCCAGGAAACGAAGAGTACGAGCACGGGGTCAAGCATGTAGGGGATGGACAAATAAGATATGTTCTTGTTGGCTTCATTAAAGAAAAAGACCATTACGCAAAAAATAAATACTAAGGGGTAGGCAAATGAATAAAGAAATACTAGATCCAAAAGCATACTACTATACCGATGCTATTGAGGATTTTGATACCTTTAAGAAAGTTTGGAAAGAGCTTGACGCCCTTGAGCAATATCCAGAGTCTGGGGTAAATGTTTGGAACCTTTGGACCTCTTCTAACGATACCTCGTTTATCTATGGGGAAACAAAGACTTTTGACATCAATGCAATAAACCGGCTTAGTCCAATCTTCTCGCCCCAGGCAGCCGAAGTAGCAGAAAAAAGTAAGTATATTTACGACGCTATTATGACTACAATGTATAACGTTTGCAAAGACTATGCCTCTTCTTTAGGGGACTTTGATGAGCCAAGACTTTTTCCAACCTTTAACATAAAAAAGTACAATACTGGAATGGGAATGGGCGCACACTTTGACCAATTAGACGGAGATAAAACTCTAAGATACTCATTAGTGATGTACTTAAACGACGATTGTGAAGGCGGAGAAATCTCTTTTCAATTAAAAGATTATGATGGGGGATGGACTAGCTCTGACGGCTTTTCTAAGGGGTCAGCTCCAGCTGTAGACCTAGACTATGATGTATCTGTTGCAAATAAAGCAATTGATTTTGGCCTAAAGCCTAAAGCAAATAGCGTTGTAATATTCCCAGCTTTCCCACCATATTTTCATACAGCACACGTTGTAAAGTCTGGTTTTAAATATATGATTCCTGGACATTGGATCCACAACAATATGGAGCTTAATAAGAATCAGGGTATGTAATTGAAAACAGCTATTGTTACCGGGGCAAGCAAAGGTGTAGGTTTAGCAACAGTCAAACGCTTATCTGAAAATGGGTACAAGGTTATTGCTGTTTCAAGAAATCTCTCCAAAGTATCTGAGTTTGTATCTGATACCGTTGAGGTTTATCAACTAGATGTTACAGACTCTAAGGCAATAGAGGCATTCTTTGAGAAGTACAAAGATATCACCCTAGACCTTTTAGTCAATAATGCTGGTGGTGGATCGGCCCCAACCAACATTATTAATGAAACGCCAGAAAATTTTAGAAAAGCCTATGATATAAACGTCACTGGCCCCATGTATTTATCCCAACTATTTGTACCCTGTATGGAAAAATCCCAATCTCCAACTATTGTCTTTATTACTTCTTTTGGTGGTAAGGTGCCATATCGCGGCGGCGGAAACTATACCAACGCCAAGAGAGGTGAACGAGGCTTAATCGATACGATGAGGCTTGAGTTCCCCCAATTTGGTATTAAAATTACAGAGATTTGTCCAGCAACGATTGATACCCAAGAACAAAAACGGGATCAGGCATTGACTGCAGAGGATCTAGCAGAGGCTATTTACTGGGTTGGGTCGTTGCCAAGCCATGTTAATATAAATGAGATTGAAATTTGCCATATTAACAGCAGCAAGTATTAACCCTTCGCCAGTTAGGCTATACAAAAGGGGTCTTTTTTAGTATCGTTGGGCCTATATAATTACTAAGGAGCACCATGGTAGCCAGTTATCCAACTACAGTCCGAGATTATTCGGCGCGTACTGACCTTGTAGACATCGTTGTTGCGGATAACGTTAACTCTTTGCAAGAAGAGGTGCGTGCAATTGAAACAGCCCTTGGTGTTTCAACGACTGGAACTAGCCCCCTGGTATCCACTTTCTCTGGTACATGGAGCTCAGCCACTACTGCTTGGGGCACACTTGGAGCTCGCCTTCTAAATATTGAGGCCGGACTTGTAAGTGGATTAGGTGCAAATTCACCATATGTTATCAAGACCGGTGGTAGTCAGGTACTTACTGCTACAAACGTAGGTTTATCTTTAAAGACTGGTACTGGAACCCTTGCTCTTCTTGAAACCTACACTTCAGCAAACGTTTTAGGATTTAACGTAACCTACCTTGGTATTCCAAGAGTAGGAACAAATAACGTTCTTTATGTAAATAGCTCTGAATACAACTCGTTAGTTAGCGGTTCTCTTGGAACGCTTGGGTATGGAACTAATGGTCAGGTATTAACTACCACTGGTTCGGCGGCCTATTGGTCGACACCAGTATCCTCATACGTTGGGCAAACAAACGGCGTTGTTACAACTGCGTCAACTAGCTCCGGAGTAGTTCGAAATATTTGGACATCTACCAGTTCTACACCTACTGGGGGCATTGATGGGGATATCTGGATTGTATACGTATAATGCCTGGAAGAATACGGGTAAGCGGTACCTTTAAAAAAACATCCGCAATTAGAGTAAAAGTTGCAGGTAGTTGGAGAACTGCTACTCAAGCCTATGTAAAAATTGCTGGTGAGTGGAGACAATGGTTTAGCATTGCAGTATCAGATACTTTTTCACGAACAACCACTTCTAATTTAGGTACATCTGAATCAGGAATTGCCTGGGAGTCACGTTTTGGTACTTGGACCGCTAATGGTTCTGTTGCTGTTTCTAGCAACGCAGTACTTCCTGGAACTGCTGGAGCGCTATCTTATATAAATTTAGCAAGTAAAGACATACTAACATCTGTTAGTACACCTAACGCCGGTGTTGGCGTAGCATTCTGGGTAACCTCTGCAGGTTCTTGGTGGGCTGCCCACCTTACTAGTGATCAAACTAATACTACCTATACCTATCCATGTAACTGTGTCTGTAATGGGCATAATGAAACTACTTGTAATACCTGTACAAATGCTGCTTTTGGAACTTATAGCTGCCCAGTAACATACCCTGCAACAGGGACTATTAGTTCGGTTCTTCAAGGAAATGCGACGGCTGTAACAACTGAAACATACAGAGGTGCTGCATCGCCTAACTACTCTACTTCGCTCGTAGGGGCCGCAACACCCGTAACAAATACCGTGGATATGGGTGCTGCAACACCTACTTACTCTTCTCAGTATCAAGGGGCCGCCTCTGTAACATCAAGCACAACCTATTCCCATGTGGGGGCTTCTACTTCCTATAGATATTGTCCAGGTGGTGAAAGTCAATACTCTTGTAATGGTACTTTCTATAGCACTCAGTGTTACACCCTAACCTACAATTGTAATGCTTTTCCAGGCTCATACTTAATTAGTCAAGGCTGCTACAGCTCCCCACAAGGCGGCACATACAGAGGTCCAGCAACCTGCTCTGGAACTTATTACACCGCATCAATTGGATATACCTGTGATGGATTAAGTTGCTCTGGGGGACAAACAGGCCCACATCCTGGTAGCACTATTGGTAGATCACAAGCCTCTTGTTATTGCGGAACTGTTACCAATAGTTATAGTTGTGCTGCTTATCCAGGCTCAACCTTGAGTGGAACAGATTGTTATACAACCGTTGTAAGTAGTTATACTTGTCCTTCAGGCCAGACAGTTAGCGGATCAAGATGTTACTCATCTTCAACTACTTACAGTTGTAGTGCTTTTTCTGGGTCTTATCTAAGTGGAACAAATTGCTACGTGGATACTATAACTAGTTATACCTGCCCCGCAGGCCAGACAGTTAGCGGGTCAGGATGCTATACCTACTCAACTACTTACAATTGTAATGCTTTTCCAGGCTCTTATCTTTCAGGTACACAATGCTATAAAGACGTTACTACATATTCTTGCCCCAGTGGTGGATCTCTAAGCGGAACCACCTGTACGATTGCACAAACCTGTAATAACTCTGGTACTAGCTGTGAATACTGCGGATCTACCACAACATTTATTAGCGGCGGTACGCACCCTAACTGCGACTCTTATGGGTCTACTTGCCAAACCTGTAGCGCTGGGACTATCATTGACAATTATTATTTACAAATTATCTACTCTACTGCAAGTGGCGCTGCCTACACGGTTTATAGCACCTCAAGCCTACTAGCTGCTAAACCTACAAGTATTCAAGTCTCTACAGGTGGCGACACGGCAACTGTTACTCCCTATAATGGTTCTACCTCTTTAGGTAGCTTTACCGCCACAAACACAGGTACTAAGGGTAATAGCTCCGGTATCATAACAGCCTACGCAGGAACAGTTAACCAAGCTACTACTGTAGATAACTTTAATTCGATTCCACTAGACTTGTAAAACGTGATAGAATAGTAGTAACGAGGGAGATAAACTATGGCTGATCCGTACGACCGCCCTGCACGTCCGTGGGACCTTTTTAATAAAAATCTTGGCAGAGTTTCTGAAAATGTAGCAATTGACCGCTATGCTATTTGCAAAGCATGTCCAGAGCTATTGCCTACAGGAAACTGTAAAGAATGTGGTTGTTTTATGTCCCAAAAAGTAAAACTACCAAATGCATCATGCCCACTACACAAGTGGGAACAAGTCCGAGTATCTTATAAGGAAGAACAATGACAACAAACCAGCAGCCAGCAACCCCACCAGTTAAAATAGCGTTTGTTATTGATAATCAAGTGGTAGACGTACTACATACAGATGATCGTTTAGGCGCCATATTTTTAAGCGATCCAGTTACTGTAGACGTCTCAGATCTTTTTTATAGCAATAATATGGTATTACCTGGCGATACTTATAACCCAGAAACAAAAACATTTTCAAGGGTATTAGAACCAACTACACCTACGGAGTAAACCTATGCGTGGAGACAACAAAGAGGGTCGGTTCAGCGTACAGTACGAACGTGGATCAAGCGTTTCTGGTACTACATCTGAACTTGTACAGACTGTCGGTACTAACGTCGACTGGTGGATCTATGACTCAGCTAGTAGTCAGATAGATCCCATATACGATGTAGGTTCATCCGTCATATCTGGTGGCCGTAAATGGAAGGCCCCCTTTACTATACCTGTGGTTAACGCACGTATACAGCAAGGCGTAACTGTTCAAAACGACCGTGGTTTCTATAACACAGATATGCTGACAGTTACTATTAACGTAGATGTGGTTCAGAACCACCTTAATTTTTATGGGGCAAACGCATCTAATGCTCGTCAACTATCTACTATAGAGGTCAACCCAGATGCCTATCTTCGTGATCGTATTGTATTTAGAAGCCAAGTGTTTAGCCCAACACAAATAAGCCTTCAGGGTATTATTAAGGATAAATACACCTTAGTTCAGATTAGCTGTGAGCAGGTCAACTCCGAAGAGCTGGTTAATGATAGCCAGTTCCAACGCTATGCAAACTATCGAGCTTTTGATGAAACTACCCTGTAACCTGTAAAGGAACTAAATGTCTAAGATTAGAGCTGGTGGAGCAGACCACGTTGTAAAGAAGAACAAAAAAGGCGACGTAATTGTTGATCACGCTGCCAGTGCCAAAGCCGGCAAATATGATAAGATTAACCTAACCAAGAAGGCTGGGGCCAAGACCGTCAAAGAAGGCGAAAAGGCAACCCGGAAATGGCATAAAAATAAACCCCATACGAAAGGTAAAAAATAATGTGCGCAGCATGTGGATGTGGTAAGAAAAAGGGCGAGCCAGGTTTTGGCAAGGGCCCAAAGTCAAAGATGACAAAGAAGAAGTGTACCTGCGGTA